ATTAAACTTAAAAACTTTGCAGCCTTTAGCTACATCAAATACTTCAGGTTTAATTTGAGTTGAGAACAAGTAGTTTGTTTTTTTATTTTTCCAAACTCTGTTAGGTTCGTTATCACCTGCATCAACATGAATACAGTAATGTGGTGTAACGCCTATGTTCTCTAAATACTCTACAGTCTTAGATGCGAAAATATCCCCTTTCCAATTTTGGATAAGAGGATGGAACTCCCTGATAGAAGGACCGCCAGCACAAATTAAAACTTTGTCTTTTCTTTTTCTAGCACTATTTTTTAGTTTATAGATCCAGGGAACTTTTTGATCTTTATTTATTTCATAATGTTTTTTTAATGTTTCATCATCAATAGAACATTTAAGTGTAATTCCCATGAGTGCTCCTATAAAGTCGGGGAGGCCCGTTAAGACCTCCCCTATCTTAGTTAGGCAAGAGTGTCTCGGTCCACTTCATTTGGACCCAGTTTCGTGGTGCAATCAGTCATGAATGCGATAACACGAATCTTACCAGTGGCAACCGCAGTGTCACCAACAGTAGCGAGTTTAACGTCGATAGTGTCAGCAGCAGAAGCTGGGTTAACAGTGTTTGCACCAAAAGGAGCAAGGCCGTTAGACCCGATTGCCATGAAACCAGTGGTGGCAGCATCACCGCCATCAATGAAGTCATCGCCAGCCGCAACATCAACATCAACGGTAGCAAGTGTACTGTTTACGGCAACGACGCACTCAGCAAGCGCACCATGCAGTAGCGTATTTGCAGGGACATCAATAACTTGGAAAATGTCACCAGCTGCTAATGCGGAGCCTTTAGCAGTAGTTGCCTCAGCAAAGTCAAGCGTGAACTCAACGGTGTAAGGCATCTGAGCGCCCATGCGGGACTTGTGGTTAATGGAGGTGGCTGCGCCATTTGCAACACCACCAACAGTCATATCTACTGTAGCCATGTTCTATCCTCCTTATGAATGCAGGTTGTAGGCTGCGGTAATAATTGCTTCAGGGCGAAGCAGCTTACGACCGTACATGTGCAAACCACGTACAACGTCTGCAAAGCTATCGTTGTCACGATAAGTCTCAACTTTTTCGATTTGTGAAGCTGTAGCAACAGCCGAATCATGACCGGCAAGAATGACACCGAAGTTCGAGGATGAACCAGCAGCGGCAGTCGTGCCTGGGCCTGTGCCAAGAGTTGGCAGGTTATTCGACATGTAGATACGGAAGCCACGAATCAAACCGTCCATGACGCGACCATTGCGAAGGATATCACCAGCATCCTGGCGACCAGCAAAGTCGTTGTTCAACAGTTTCGAGTTTTCATCGTTAAGGACTTCAGCAAACACGGGATCGACAACAAGCCAGCGACCATCACGGTCAACATTCTGTTGGTCAAGTCTACGAGCCATTCTATTCAAGACAGCCAGAGCCGAAGAGTTAGTGCTCGTCGGAGTAGCAGTAATCGGAATAGAGTTAGCAGTGGTAGAACCAATACCCATGTCAGTGGATGTCAGCTTCATGCTGTTCAAGATACCGTCTGCATCAACAGTGCTGATTGGGTCAGTACCGGACTTATCGGCAGCAACACGGGCTGTATCAGCGTTGCCATGCAAAGCAGACTGCTTAAAGCCAGCCATGTAACCAAAGATCTCTTGGTCATACTGGTCACGCAAGCGATAGCCAGCGCGGTCAGTTGCCAAAGATTCAAAGTTAATGTGGCTGTGGGCTTCTTCGATGTCGTCAATCTTGAACGCAAAGTAGTTAGCCTGGTCGACAACGAGGGTGAAATCCTCATCGTCTAGCTCTTGTGGAACAATCTGCGTCCCACGAGAATATTCTTGAACCGAAATTTCTGGTTCTTTGATGATACGTACAGTGTCACCAAAGTTGGCGATTTCGCCAAAGTAATCGTTGTTAGTAATATCCTCAACAACAGATACTTTTCTAAAGGCAGTTTGGACCTTCTTGGAATAGATAATCGGCGAAAAATTGCCGTTAGGAAGGTTTGCATATCCTGCCGCACTTCTAAATGCCATGAGTTTTCTCCTTTAAGAAAGTGCATAAAAGAGCTAACGAGGGACACTTCAAGGCTGACAAGGATAGGGTGGGAAGAAGATCCGGCCTAGATTATCAGGTAGTTGAAGGCTAGGGTTAGCCTTTGAAAAAGTGGGGGAGTTTCATTACTCCCCTCACTAAATGGTTTAGATGGTGGTTCCGAATGGAAGGCATCTTTTAGTATTTTGTAGCTATTATATCATAGTGATATTTGTTTGTCAAGTAAAAAATTAACGAGCACCTCCAGAAATATCATAATCAAAGTTACCACTACGGATAGCTTTTTCAATATCTTCTTGGAATCTCTCAAAGTCAGCACCAGATAATTGTCTTACTCTGGACTCTGACCAAGAGTTTTTACCCTCTGTTAATTCTTCTGAACGCTTACTGGTCCTTACAGACTTGGCTGCGCCCGTGTCTTTGTTCTTTGCTTTCTTACCAGTCTCTGATTTATACAGATCAATGGCTTTAGCTGCACCTAAAAAGTCAGTGTCATTTTCATACAGAGCACTTTGAATCCATTTAGGTTGCTCATTAACCCAGTCGTGGAAGTCTTTATCTTGTCGTAAATCATCGTAGTCTGGATGAAGCCTAGATAATTCAGTCTCAGCTTTCTCTCGCTCAATCCTAAGTTCTAATTCTTCGACTCGGCGAAGCTTTTCTTCTACGTCGTTACTAGCCTCCATAGCTTTTTTAGAGGCGATTGTTTCTACAATCTTTGCAACATCAGGATATTGCTCAGTCCACTTCTCAAGCTCTTCATCAGATTTAGGTAGTTTAACTTGTTTCTTAGTTAAAGCCTCTACTTGATCTTGAAGCTTTTGTAGCTGGCGTTTATTTTCATCTTGAATTTTTTGCGTGTGGCGACGTAGATCACCATATCTTTTTTTGTATGTCTGTTCCTCTGCACCTAGTTCTTGCTCTGCTTCTTCTTCGCGTTGAGCTTCTACATCTTTGTTTCGCTCTGCTTCCAACTCTGCAATCTCTTGCTCGTCTTCAGAAACTCTATCTCGCTTATATTTAATAGTAGCAACGCGATCTTCTTGTACTTCAGCCATAGTCATGGTCTTCTCCTTATTGGGGGTCTTTAGTAGCCTAACACCATGTTAGGGGTAAAAAGTAGCCCTCGTGAAATTATCGTTGAAAGAAAGAACCTCTAGTGTATTCTTCTCCTAGCTGACCAAATCTAAGAGCCTCTACAGGATCTACTTTATATCTTTTACCGCCTTTTGAGCGTTCTAGTTCTTCGATTAACTGTTTAGTCTTTTCTGTTTCATCGTCTTCTTTAGCTTGCTTAGTAATAGGATCATCTGGTTCACCGCCACCAATTCCTAAGTCTGGATTATCTAACTCGTCTGACGGCGCAGGTTGCTGATCTTTATCTGCCGGACCAAAAATGCCTGTTAATGCATTAGTAGCAATGTTTGCAAGAACGTACCCAGGAATCATAACATTAGGATCTTCTTCAATTTTATCTTTAACTTTGTTAAAAGCAGATTTAAATAATCCGGCAATACCGTCTGAATCTTCATCTTCTACGTCCCTCTCAAAACTTTCTTGCATTGCATCACCAATATCTCCGTATTCATCTCTTTGATCTTGCTCAAAACTTTCCTGCATTGCATCACCAATATCACCCCCTTGCTGAAAAGGCATAGCCATCATACCGCTAGGGTGTGGCTTGGCAACAACAAGAGTAGTCTTAACAACACCTTTAGGTTCTTTTAGATAATCCATCTCATCATCGTCTTCCTCAACCATACCATTTTCATCTACGTTTTCGATGATGTCGAGATCTTCCATTTGTTGCAGTTCAGATAAAGCACCTTTATGCATAGCTACGATTTGTTGTAGGCCAATATACCTTACAACATTGGCAGGTAACACATACTCTCCGGTAGACAGGTACGCTGGGATATCGTCGGCCACTTCTTCTGGTGTTGCGCCTGGAGGAGGATCAGCAGGTTCTTCATCGTCGTCTTTAACAAAGTCAGCTTCTTTTTCAATTGAACCACCCTCTGCTGCTGTAACAACTTCTTCATTTTTATCATCGCCTAGCATACTAGCAACAAACTCACCAACAGACATATCAGCAGATGCTTTACGAGTTTCTCGTTCTTCTTTAAGAGGGGCAGTTCTATCCTCCTCTAAGCCAGGAGAAAACTCTTCTTTCATCTCCTCGTCTTGACGTTGCTTATCTTCTAAATTTTGCCTGTCAAGCTCTTGCTGCATTTCGTCCATCTCTTCTTGGGTGAAACCTCTGGTCCGATCTGCATCGCTTTTGAGCAGCATCTCCATTTGCTTTTCAGTCATCTCTGCCATAATTAATCCCTTCTTGCTGATCCCTGCACTTCGTCTCTCATGTGCATTAGTTTTTTTAGCGCAGTAACTGCACCCTGCGCCCTATGCAGAGTCGCTGCATCATCAGACTGTTCTAGTACACGATGATGCTCATTAATCTTCTCGTTCAAATATAATTCTAGTAACTCTGTAAAACGTGCTGTATTAACTAAAGGTAAAACTTGTTTAGCAAGTTTAGTATCCATTACCCACCTACTTGTTGAAGTGCTTGTAATAATTCAGGGGGAAGCTCTTGTTGCTGTTGTTGAGGTGGTCTTTGATCTCCACCACCTGTAGGAGCACCTTGCTCACCTGGAACAGGAGCTTGACCAGTACCAATAGTTCCGCCACCAGTACCCATTGGGTCTTGTCCAACAGCAGCTTGTGCAGGATCACCCATTGCTTCTTTTTGCATCTGTTGCATCATCAAGGCTTGTCTCATAGCCTCTTCTGGACTATTAGTAATTTTATCTACATCTAAATCCATTGTAGCTGCGATCTCACGCATGATATATGGAAACTTAGCAAAAGGAGCTAAGGTAGGATTGCTGACAATCTGTAAGAAACTAATGAGTCGTTGTGACCGAACTTCATTTTGCATAAAGCTTTCAGTTCCACGAGCCTTAACTTCTAGGTCACCTTTCAGTTCTGGATCAAAATCAAACTGCATGTTAAATGCAAACATAGCTTCACCCAAAGGACGAAGTAAAAAATCATCTAAGTTTTTAATCACAGTACGAATAGAACCACTAGCAGCACCCATCAGCATAGAGATACCAGATGCAGTTCGACCAGTGCCTTGAACACCTGTCTGCCCATAAGAGTACGACGGTAGACCAGAGGACTCATCAGCAAGAACACGCGCCTTATCAAAGAGCATCATATTCTCACCGGACACATTAGGAAACTTTGTACCAAAGATTGCTTG